GGCGCCGTAGATTTCCTTGGTCTGCGCAAAGGACTGCGTCAGGCCGAGGTTCGACGGGGCAAACTGGCTCTTGTAGAGGTTGTCGTCGATGGCCTTGCGAGTGATCGCGTAGCCAAGGCCGATTTCCGTGTGCTCCTGATTGTACACGAAACGCTCGCCAGCGCCGTTGTCGAACGCGGTCTGGCCGCCTTCGGTCTTGAGCTGGGCGTAGCCAAGGAAGCGCATCTCAGCGGTGCGCTCCAGAGCCATCTTGGAGTCGTGCTTGGTGAAGATCTTGTCGTACTGCGACGGGATCTGCTCGTATTGACCTTCAACGCCCCGGAGGCCGGGGAGGAGAAGATCTTTGATCGCTGAAAGATTAACAGCCATTGATCCTACTCCTTAGATGCCAACAAGCGTCTTGGTAGACACGCTGTTGAAGGCCACGATGATCTTGCGATAGGCGCCGGTTTCGGTGCCCGGAGCGCCCGGAGGGTCGATAACGTACCCAATGATGCGGAAGGGCAGCGTTGTCGTCCCAGCGGCAATGGTCGTGGAGTCCAGATAGGCGCCGGAGATGCCGTTGGCGGTGTTACCCGTGCCGATAGCATAACCGCAGTTGGCGCCGATGGCGGCCTGCACCCACAGAGACGTGGAGCTATCACCAGACACAACGAACTGAGCGTTGGGGTCATTGATGATGTAGGCGGTCACGTTGCCGCTGTTGTCGCTGCCGGGCCAGTAGTTGGACCAGACGGTACGTTTCTGGCTGACCGACAGGTATTGACAGCCAACGAAGACACCAGCGATGGAAGCGGAGCCGGTGCCCTGTATGATGTAGCCCGCAGCGTTGGGCTCGACGGGGTCGCCGAAATAAATCGAAGTGGTCGAGCTGGAGATAATGGTCGCCGTGACCTGCTCATAGGTCGGGGCAGAACCATTCCCCTTATACTGCTGGAAACCGTTATAGGCTTGGGTATTCGCCATGACGGGTTCTCCTTTTGACGGGAAAGCTCGTCACTTCACACCGGGGAAGCTCAGAAGCCGGGGGTAGGCGAACCTCTCACGCCGGGGAGAGGCAAGGCGCAATGCGACCTTGAGGAGGCATCATATACATGATTGCAACAAAAGAAAAGGGGGCCAATTAAGGCCCCCTGATCGGCGCTTAGAGATCCTCGGGGATCGGCATGTCGAAGGTCTTCTTGATGCTGGGCGCCACACGGTCGAGCGTCCCTTCAGGCGTCCCGGAGAGCTGGGCCTCCTTGATGCGCACCTGTTCGCGAGCCCGGCGCTGCTCGATGCGGCGCACCTCGTCAGAGATCTCCTTCGGGCGCTCCATCAAGATCATGCCCTTGCGCTCGATGCTGGCCTTGTCCCAGTTCGAGGGCATCCAAGTCGGGTGACGACTGACCGGAACCGGCTCCCAGCCCTCACGCGCAAGCTGCACGGTGTAGGCAGGGTCTTCTTGGTTCCAGATCGTGTGGCGCTTCCACTCGTAGTTCCACCCATCGGGGACCATGTCCTTCGGGATATAGAACTCGTCCGTGCCCTCATCCATGCCGCCATTGTCGTTGCGGATCTGGGCTGCACGGGCTGCGGCGCGAGCGCGGGGGTCTTCCCCACGAAGCTCAGGACGCATGGCGGGGCGCTCCGGGGAGGATGTTGCGGCCTTCTCAGCGGCAACTCGTTGAAATTTCGCGTTCATTGCAGGCGTCCTTCCTTCTTGAGGAGCATCTTGTTGCGGGCATAATCCTTCTCGGACATGCCCAGATCACGGGCGGTCTCAATCTCTTCCCGCGTGAGGCGCACCTCATTCGGGCGAGATCCCGTGCCACCGCCACCACGCGAGACAGGCGCAGCGGGCGGGGAACGGCGCTGGGTTACCTTGGCGGCGCCAGACATCGGGTCATCGTCGTGATCGACGTTGACGCGGCGGCTGATGCGCAGGGTATCCTCGACGAAACCGAAGTAGTCATCGGTGTCGGGCTGATAACCATCGGCGACGGCCAAGTTATGGGCCGCCACCATCTTCTGGTACATGCGCGGGTCCGTGACGCAGTGCGGATTGCGGCGCACCCAGTCAGCGGAACGAGGCGAGAGCTGCGATGCCAGAGCTTCGACCGGGTCGGAGGGACGCGGAGGCTCAGGCGCCACGATCTTGGGGGCGTTTTCCATGTGGGCGCGGCCCCGCTCCAGCTCCATGAGCTTGGCGGAGTTCATGCCCATCGTCTCTTGGATCTCCGCCGCCTTGTTATAGTCACCAACGGCCATCGCCTCAGAGTAATTGTACTTGAGGATGTCGTTGTTGCGCTTGACGGTGTCGATGGCGTTGCGGACGAGCTGCAAGTTGGTGTCTTGCACCTCATTTTTAGCGTCCGCAGCGGTCTCATAGGCCATTCTGGCGTGTTTCTGGGCCTCAATTCTGGCTGCGCGCTCCTGTTCGAGCTTCGCTTTTAGCTCTTGAATGCCCTCTTCAGGCTCAGAAACCTCTTTTTTCGAGGTTTCAGGCTGTTTTTCGACCTCAACGACCTCAATGTCGTCAATTTTGTCGATTTCCGGCTGATTTTCGACTTCTGACATGTGATTTTCCTCAGTAAACGCTGTCCGGGTGCGGGATGCGGGCGCGGATTGCGGTGTCATCGAACATGCGGCACAGGACGCCGTTGACGGTGACGTTCCAGCCATCGCTGGGGCGGAAGACAATCCAGTCGCCCACCTTCAGGTTGAGGTTGGAGAACCATTTTCCGCCCTCATCGACGAAAGCGGAAGGCCCGGTCTTGATGATCAGGCCCACCTTGGACTGGTGACGGTCCTCATCGCGGGCCTTGGTGGCCATAATGATGCCGCCCTTGGTTTTCTCGGGGCGGATGTAGACCGCCACAAGCACTTGCGTGTTCAGCAACTCGACTTTGCTGATGTCGCCAAGATCCTTGAGGAGCGCCTCCTTCGGGTCGCTCTCGTGAAGCATTGCGATGTTATGATGTGCAGAGATATTCGACATAGTCCCCCTCCTTTTACTCGCGGTTCTCGCGGCTACAGATCGTTGTGGCTTCGTCGCAAGCTTCCAGAGCCAGACGAAGGCCTGTGATTATTCCTACTTGGTGTTTGTAAGTTGGGAAATCAATCGTTGCCAAGCCTGTGGAAAGGTTTTCCTTCCGGTCTTCTATGGCGGCTGTGATTAATTTCTTGAGTTCACGCTCGAAGAGCGTGTTGAACGTCAGCATAAGACCCCTCTTTGCTCCCCCTCGATGTAAGCGGGACGGCTGGTAGAGGGGGTCAAACCAGCCGTCCCTTTATCCGCAGGCAGACCGAACTGCCCGCGAACTCTTTAAGCCTTGCGCTTCTGGATCTCGGTCTTCTCAAGACGGCCAAGGCCAGAACCGGCGCCAGCGTCCATATCCTTGTAGGAGCGATAGACCTTGCCGCCAGCCTTGCGCGCCATCGGAGGCATGCCGCCGGGAGGAGCCATAGGAGGCATGGCCATCGGCATGGGCATCGGCGCCGGAGGAGCGCCACCGGCGGGCATGCCCATCGGGACAGGGACGCCGCCGGGAGGACGGGGAGGCATACCGGGGGGCATGCCCGGAGGCAGGCCGGGCATGCCAGCCATCGCGTCAGCGCCGGGCTGGGGCTGGGTGTTGATCGTGATCGCCACGTTCATACCCTTCTTGGACGCCTTGGGCTTGTCGCTGCGCTCGCCACCGTAGGCCTTGGCAGGCCCCATGTTGAGGCCGCTCAAAGCGCCACCGCCAAACTTCTTCGTGCGGGCTTCGGGCTTCACCATCTTCTTGATGAGCGCCTTGTCCTCGGCAACGTCCTCGTGCTTCTCGATCTTGCCGCCCTTCTTGAGAAGAGGGCTACCGGGGGCGCCAACGCCAAAGTTCATGGCGGTCTTCTTGACCATGTCGTTGCGGGCGTCAGGGCCACTGGCTTGCATCGGAGCAGAGCTGCCATAAGTCGAGAGGCTACCGCCGCCCTCCTTGTTCACGGCCTTGCCGCGCGTGGGCTTAGAGGCCGCATCCTGCTTCTTCTCTTCGGCAATCTGCTCCTTCGTCGAGACGCCGGGCTTGCCGCCCACGTTCTCGGCGGGGCCATAGTTGACGTTGCCGCTAGCCTTGCGCTCAGAGCGACCG